ATGCATAGGTCTCATAGTACCGAGACTTTTATCAATAGCAATCTGATAGTCCGGATTGTTAGCGTCGCCAACATTGTGTCCTTTAAATCCATCAACTAGGAATCCATTCTTAGTTCTAGGGTTAACACCATCGAATAGTTGAGTATTAGAAGCTGCTTGCTCTAACAACGAAAGCGATGTATAATATTCTAGGTTCTTGATTCTCTTATCAAGACTACCAATATCTCTCATGGTATATCTTTTATTATTTACAATCTTAGGATTGACATCATCTAATCCAAATATGTATGGGTTCAATCTTAAATCATAGATTCCCATAGCATCTGCCGGGGCTTCAGGCGCTTTTGGATTATCACTTGGGACACCAGTCGCAGTTTTAAACTCGCCTTCTTTAGTGACATACAGCTTATCAATTCTAGGCATATAATATTTTATATACATTGAAACTGCATGACCTGGGTCTGGAGATCCGGATACCGATCCACCTGTCGCAGTAAAGTTATCAGCAGCATCAGCCTTTCTAGGTCTAAAGTCTATAGCATCTCTTAATTCAATCTTACCTTGAGCAGAGTTGAATGATCCAATTGTTGCATAATCAGCAGCAGGGTATGAATCAACACTGAAGTAGTCTCCGGCATCGTGAGTATAATAATCGAATGTAATTGTTAACGCGCCTTGAACTGGCGTGGAGCCAGCAATCTGGACAATTCTGCCTACATCATAGTAGTCATCTCTCTGCCCATTGTCAAGTGTAAATCTCTCTGTTACATTTACCGAACTAGCATCTACTACTGAAACCAATCTAATAATATCGGCTTTACCCAATGCATAAGCTCCGTTCGATAATGCGACACTTGATGCAACAGTATTATTCTGTCGCTGCTTATTTTTCTGTACTTTCTCATCACCCTGTACTTCAACGTCAGCAGAAATTCTTACTGCTGTGCCATTAGCCGCTGTGATATTAAAGGTTAATGTTGCTACTCCATCATTTGGAGCACCGACTATTGTGGAATATGCATTAGTATTAATAAGAGTATTAGTAACTGACACCATAGTACTAGTATTCAGATTGGCAAATTTACCTTGCCCTGAAGGAATAGTAATAGTAGCAGTATTAGAAGCACCTACCGTGGTTGAAAAATCTTTCTTTATAGTATACTCAGTAGTGCTTGCAGATCCATTAAATAAGGTCTTTGTTGCATTGAATGGTACCTTAAATATAAGTCCACTTTTGCCTACGGCTTGTCTTATACCAGTAGGCACATTACCTACGAAGGTAACGCCGTTCGCTGCACTTTGTGTAAAACTCCTAACACTTGAAAGTGAACCGGTTGTCATTTTAACATCAAATAGGTGCAGTCTTAATTCCGTTCCAATCTTTTCAAGAGCTCTTGCTCGAGCAGTACCCACTACCGAACCACCTTGTCCGACAGCATCGTGTAGATTCATGGTAGTGAAGTTAGTAATATCCGGAATACCTTTTACCGTACCCGCCGTGATTACAATATAGTTACCTACAGGAGTAGCAACGTTTGCTGATGTATCAACATTGATAGCATCATTGCCGCGAGGTTTATCAAGTGCTAGATATTTAGATCCAACATTCTCATTTCTATACCCTTGAACATATGCAACATTAGGTTCGATACCAATTGCTAATTTAGTAGCAACACCGCCATTACCTGAAGTTAAGTGGCCGAAGTTGCTGCCATTATCTAAATGTTCTTTAATGTCTAATTGGTATGGACGTACAGCATAGTTGCCACTTTCTTCAAAGGTTCTCGTAGCAAGTCTCTTTGCTAATTCAGTATGGCCGGTATCGTCAGTTTTATCAACACTAATAAGGCCGTTGCTGACCTGCAGAATTGTAATATACTCTGCATGAGTAGAATTTAAACTGGAAAGAGATTCTTTAACTAGTGCAGTACTAATCTTATATCGTGTCGCGCCAGGGGCCGAAGTGTTAGGAACTCCCTGAGCATTATCGAGTAATGTTGTATCAGTGGCTGAGTCAACTACGCTTTCGGTTACAGATAACCCAACAACATATGATGGAGTATTGGTATACTTATCAAGTATAAGTGAAGCCTTTGCAACATGAACAAACGTCCCTGATATGAAATACACACCCTCTTCAATGTCTATGACAGAACCTTGACCTACGGGAGTGCCATTAGTTTCAACTTGGCCATAATAAATAGTTGAACCAGCCGCGGTGAACTCTTCTCCAGCAACAAAGGCGCTTACGTTTCTAGCAGCTCCGGCACCAGCTAAATATTTGATATAAAGAGTGTTAGGTTCGGAGCCATTCTGAGCAACAACTGCTAATACTTTAGCCTTAATACTAGTGCCACCTTGAGCAGAACCCGTAATAGTAGTCCCCACAAAGTTACTTAAATATGTATCAGAGTTTAATGAGCCGCCAGTTGAGTGTACAAAAGATGAATCGATTTTAATAAAATCATATTCAGTATTAAGTGTGGCTTTACCATTAACTACGCGCGAACCATGCTTGAATGCATACTGGCCGTGCCTATCAATCTGAGCCTGTAATGAAGTCTGCAGTTGTGTTAGCTCTCTAGCCTGAACTGCAAAGCCGGGTCTAAATAGCACTCTATGATAATTCTTTGTTTCATCAAAGTCATCATAATATGGTGCGACTGTATAATTCTTTATTACTGTTGTGCTCATAGGATCCTTTCTCTTTTGGTTAATATACTATGTATATTAGAATTCAATAATGACTTTGATATCTTCAATCTGAGTAGCGGTTCTATTAATTGGATTTCTATTTTCCAAGAAGATGATATCGCCGCTTCCAGTTAATGTTTCTGAAGCTCTTATCGCATTGCTGCCTTCAAGAGCTCCACTTCCACCAAGTGCACCCGTAATAGTCTCTCCATTAACAAAGTGCTTATATCCTGATTTATCATTTTGGTGATAATAGATATATCCAGTTGCTGCATCAATCTCTACAACAAAGGCCTTTGCGCCAGAAGTACCACCAGTGATAACATCATCAACTGCAAATAGTGCCAAGTTCACGCCGGAGGTAAAGTCAAGAGACCTTAAAGCCTTTAGAGTAGTAGCAGTAGCAACCGCAAATGGTGAAGCTGCATTCTGTGGATTTCTAATAAGAGTGACCTGTCTAAAATCATTACCTACTGTAAGGTCTGTGTTATCGCTTCCACCAAGTTGTGAGTTAAGAGCAATAAAGAATGCTCCAAGCTCTTGAATTGGTCGAACACCATGGCCGGTGTGTGGTGCAATAACTGCTCTTGCAGCCGCGTCACCAGAGCTGAATGTGATATCTGTTATAGTGTAGTTAGTACCCTTTGCTGATACAGTAATTGAAGCAACTGTTTGTGAAGAACCTGAACCACTCATAACTGCTGTTGCAGTAGCACCTGCTCCGTCGCCGCTGATAGTAACCGTAGGTGTAGATGAGTATGTGCCGCCTGCAGTAACTTCGATTCTTTCTATACCAGCTGCAGTTGCAGAGTCACGAGAAGCCTTTTGGTTTAGATACTGTGCATAATCTGCTTCAGATAAAGCCGCTTCTGCCGCTGAATCAGCTCCTGCATAAAACGATGCCGCAATATTTTTTACGGGCAAGTATGAAGTTGTTAAGAATTTCTCTGCATCGGCAACTGATACTGTGTACATATACTTCCACACATACCCATCTGATTCTCCAGTAGGAGCAGTAAGAGTTTGTGTTGGCTGAATAGAAGAGCCTGACGCTCCAGCTTTGATACACTTATAAACCTTAAATTCAGAAGTAACTATGTAAAACTCTTTATCGAACATGGCAGCATCATCTGAATCCCAAGCAATATAAACTCTTGAAGCAGTCCAAGTATATCTTGGAACAACATGAGAGATATCGGATGAGCCTATAAGTTTCATACCAATCAAGTTCTGATGAGCTTCACCAAGTGAATCCAAAGCATCGACTGGGACGAAAGGCGTAGTGTCAGTGGTGTCTGATAATGTCAATGACCATACATCAGGTTTCCCGATACCTACGTAGATAGAAGTACCAGCCGAAGCTACGTCTTCTTTAAAGTTTTCGGCATTTACTACCCTAAAATTTGATGTTACTATGGCTGTCATAATCGTTTCCTGTTAATCAAGGTGAATGAAAGAATTCACATTATATCTATTTATAATGGATGTATTAGTGGATTGTAGTGTTGTAGTTGCCAATGATTCTAATGTTTCGTTGTAGTTGTAAAGCTTTGCACTATTAAAAAAGGTATCATCACCCTTGGTATTATAATAGTTATTTAGTACGTTTGTTCTTGCTGCATCTGGCTGATGGTTCAATAGCATAATAAGAATAGGTTCTATATCTTTAGCTCTGATTTCATTGGCTGAACCAGATGATAATGTTAATGTAGGATTCCTAATATATCCATGGCCAACATTAGTTATTACATAACCCGATATTTCTTTAGCAGCATTGAGACTAAAGGTAGCTGTCGCTTGCACATTAGTGCCAAGTAGTACTCCGTCAGAATCCCTAGCTGTAGGAGCTCCAATCACTATAGTAGGAGCTACTCTATAATTCTTATTAGCACTAGGGCCTAATATAAGATCCGATAACTTACTTACGTTAGGATTAGCAGCAACTGAACCATATGCATTTAAGTAGTTAGTACCAGCAGTACCAATCGTCACTGAGTCAATTCTGCCGTATGAATCTATAACTGCGGTAAGTGCGGCCACACCAATAGTTTGGCCTGTTTTAGGATCACCAGTGACTGTAATAGTAGGAGCACTAGCATAACCCCAACCGGGTTCTTTTACTTCAGCTGCTGTAACTGCTCCTGCGGCGTTTACAGTAAGTGAGATTGTAGCAGACTTGTGTATCCTAGTTTCCGCAGCAGGTAAGAATATAGAGGCGAACATCTCTACTAGCAATGGGATATCTTCAACCCCGATAGCACCTGGCTGTAAGTATGGAATGGCTGACATTACTTTTCGTAATAGTGTAGTTCCATCTGGAGTGTCAGCACCCAATATAGCTTTAGTCAATTCTATAATTATTAAAATTTCACCAAAGAATTTAAATCCAGCAGGGTGTACTAGTCTATTGAACACATCCTTCCATGCTGATAAGTTCTGACCTGTTCTAATAACATATGCAAACTTTTGAAACCTTAACGAATCTTGAATCCTAATTGTATCTGATAAGAAACCTTTGTTATCTAAATACTGGCCACCCTTAGGTAAAGCAGCATTAATATCCCAGTTACCCGATGATGGTATTAAAGTCTTGTCCCATGGATATTGGACTTCTACTGCATCATTAAACAATAGTCTAAAGAAGATTTCAATAGAGTCCGATGTTCCACGAACCTTATAGTATTCAATGATAGATTTATAAAGGGTTCTTTTATTCACTGTGATGCTACGAGGTATAACTGCAGCAATTTCTTTTTGCATTAACTCAAGAAACAGAGCACTGTTCTTATCAATGTCCATTGCTGTTTCTATATTATTCAATACATGAGATGGCCCTGGGCCAACCCAATGCTTTACGGGAGTTATAAGTTTGGCAACTGAACCGTTGAAAGCCGCAAGCCCTTGTACCTGAAATGTCTTACCTATTTCGGAAGTTTCAAATGCCAAAGATCCCGGAAGCTCATTACCATTTGATATAGTGATCACATAATCGCCTGCCGGGGCAATTGTTAATATACTAATATTACCGTTTGGCGCAGTTACAGTAAAGGTAGAATCGGCGCCTTGTTCATCCGTAAAGAATGCATCGTTTTCGTTTCTAGGATCCGAGATTCTAAATACTGCTTTACCGTCCAAGATAATATCTGTAAAGGTTTCATCATCAGCATATATGAATTCATCTTGGTTCATGAAGTCATAGTAAGCATCTAGTAGAGCTTTAATACCTACTTGCTTCGAACTTACAAAGCCAGCATTGTCCAATATCTCTGCAGGTATAAGAGAATCAACTCTAAGCTTTTCTTTGGACTTCTTTACCGAGGATGCTGTAGACTCGATATATCCCGGTGAGGATATATCGGTCGCGTGATTGGTTAAGTCTCTACCATGTTGAGCCATTATCGTAACCTAGATGATGTAGTGTAGTCGATTGTGCCGGATGAACCACTAAGAGCAATAGTATCAATCTGTGGTGTGATTTTAACTCTGAGTGCATCAATGTTAATTAACTGATCACGTTTAGGAGCTAAGTCTAAAGAATTAGGAGTTACCGTAATTCGTATGGACGTTGTATCATCAGCAACAAAGTTATTAATAGTAGCTTTACCTAGCCCCACTTCAACCAAACCTGCATCAGGTATAGTAGTAATGTTATTACCATCAACAATCTTGTAAACAATTACTGTTCTATTTGTAGAACCTGTAATAGGTTTATCACCAAAGTAATGGTCAACTCCGCCAACCTTAAAGGCTGTAGAGTTAAGTATAAAGCTAGTTGACTGGCCAGACGAATAGAATGGCGAAGTAAATTTCAAGCTATGATTATTCTTACCAGTATAAATGGATGGAGTAATGTTCATAAACATATAAGGACGTACACTACTATTCTGAATGGCAGGGTCAGCCGCGTCTATATTTTTAAGTAACTGCGAGTGTCTGAATACACCATCAAACTTATTCAGGTTGTTAAAGTTATAATCCGATATAGTATCACGTACCACGGAGGTTAACTCCACACTTGTCCTGTCAGTGAGGTTAGGATTATATTTAAAGAATACATCCAGTTCCAGATTAGTGTAATTAGGATCTACAATATAGGGTGTAATAGAAACTACACTCTTGCCCTTTAGAGTAACACCAGTGATCTCATTCTTCTCTGCAACAGTAAGTGTATTTGCCACTAAAGGTTTAATTGAGATATACACTGAACCGTAATCTGGTGGATCATTATCTTCTCCACCCCAACATGAGATGGATGATATATTAGTAAAGCCCTTTTGAATAATTGCTCTATAGTCATCTGAGGTTACGGCTCTATTTTGAGAAGTAAAGGTAAGAGGAGCATTGAATCTTATTGACTCGGTAGACTCTTGAACTGCACCACCAGCAGCTCCGGCCAATGTAGTAAGTGCAATAGTACTATAACCACCAACAGTATCAACCATAGAGAATACTTTAGCTCCATTGGATACAATACCTTTTGTGAAAACATAATCCACTGTTACGATGTTATTATTAATAGGTTTATAACCTGTAACACCATCACCGAAATAGACTTCAAAGAATGAATCTGCATTCTCTTGTATGTAATAAACCTTAGAGGTAGAATCAACATTCAATAGAGATTCAAACTTAGTAAAGATATCAAAAGCAGTAGACTGCTCATTCTCCTGTACACGAACTCTAAGGGTAGAAGTATCTGCATCTATATCAGATACCTGAAACTTTTGATTCTCGATGTCATTGTCTACTCTATATCTTAATGTCTTAAATGATCCCTGTGCAATAGAAACATTACTAAAGGTAAATGTCTTATTACTAGAAGCATCTGTTACCATAAGCGCCGTCTGTGTGGCTGTAACTACGAAGCTGTAGCTTTCACCATCCACCACGCTCGATAATTTAGTACCACGCTTCAAAGTTAATAGTGTAGGTAGCGTTCCAACTTCATCAGTTACGTCTACGACTATATTCACTGTTGCTTTAGGAGCCAATACACTGCGGGGTGTATAACCTAGCAACTTGGCTCTGGTAACCACGTTACCGCGGATCTGTGCAGAGTCCAAAAAAGCCTCATTTAAGGCAAAGTGTGCAGCGATTGCATTATAGTGTGTATTATAAGCCAATACATCAAGAAGAGTATTGATTCCAGAACCTTCAAAGTCATAGTCATTAAAAGTTGACTGCGTCTTTAAATAGTTTTTCAGATTCTGTTTAATCTGATCAAAGTCTAATTCTGTTACATTTAAATTAGTGGACATATTATCTTAACCTTCTTAGTATGATTTCTACATTGACATTCGTATCATATTCTTTTATTAAAAAATTCACTGTTACCCTATAAGAGTTATCATCAGGTTGATCTACAATGCCTATATTATTAATAGCTACTCTTGGCTCATGTAAACGTATTGTTCTCTTTATATTATCACGTAAGGCAATCTTTGTAATAGCATCCGCGGGTTCAAATAGCAAGGCTCTCATATTAGCACCTATATCACTATTAAAGGGACGTTCAAAGAAGTTAGTGAGTAACAAGTTCTTCACAGCATTCTTTATTGCTCTATCATCACGTAGGGGAAGTATATCCTTTCTAGGTACACTAGTGGCCAAAGTGAGGTCCAAGTCAGACCAACCTTTTGTTCTGGAAGTAATACGTGCCTTATCAAGGTCACCTACGATACTCTTGTCTGATGTTATATTTGCCATAGAACTATTTATACTCCTTTATAGAGGGATTAAAACCGTGCGAGGTTTATTTGCTTATCCAAAAAACCAATTAGCAGGGGATTTTGGCCCGGCAGAATTTTTTTAATGCGTGTAGTTGGAAACATAATCCATCCGTTCAAACATGCTCGTTTACTATACCCCCTGCCAGGGGTACCACATGTGCTCATGGCTAAGAAAAATTGCCTAAAGCTCACCCGTCCTCTTCGGCCGTATTCGGACTACCTGTATCACTCTTCTCGCCTGTTGCTGCCGTTGCAGATCCTTCATGTGTATGTGTATCCAATACTATACTCTTACCAGTAATAGAACCAGTGGCCGTTATAGTACTTGCATTGGTCTGTGCACCGGATACTTCTAGTGTACCCGTTATAGTAGTATTACCATTCATCGTGATTATATTATTAGTAGCGTTGATATGCACACCCCCATCCTTGTCTATAAGAATAGTAGTGCCTTTTGCGTGGGTTACTGCAATTCTCTCATCGCCTACTGCGTTGTCCACCTCGATCAGGTGCCCACCTATGGTCTTACACACCTGGTTTGTATTAGCTATCACTTGGCTTTCAACTGGGATATCAATAACACCGTCTGTCTTGGAAGCAATAGAACCCATTACTATAGGGTCTTGTGCACTTGGACCATCTCGGAAGAACCCTACTACCCATGAACCTACTAATAGACCATGGTTCATACCAACACCTTTTATACTTGGTGACGTATTCGGCATCATGACTGTAGCCCATGGGAGCTCATCGCTCGTTAACGCCTTAGAATAGAAACCAAAACACCTTACTTGGACCCTATTCATTAACTCAGGGTCGCTTACAGTGACTATCTCGCCAATGAACCATTCAAACGATCCACCTATAAATTCATCCGGTCTCATGTATTAGTCCTCTCTGAAGCTTTAAATCCATCCTCTAGGTCTGTAGTAAAGGAATCATTCTTAATCTGTAGTCGCATAGTATAACTGTCCTTAAAGATATGTACAATAGAAGTAATCAAACACTTACCTGATAGTAGCTTATCCCTCATGTTAGTAGTACCATCAAACTCTAGCTCTTCTTCCGTAGAGGTCTTTAGAAAATTAACATGTATAACATTACCTGATTCAAGTTTAAAGTCACCTGACAGCTCTATGGTATGTGCTATTATATCTTCATTGGCAAGGTATGCCTGTGCCTTAAGTAGTGAAGTCTCTGCAGGTGCGTGAAAGTTCTTATGTGATGGGAAGGCCATACTATTCAATGATATAAAATAGTTCTTACCTGTAGTACAATCAGATATACTTCTATTACCATACTGTGCAGATGGAGCCGTATGGAATGGCTTATTCTTATTCAACCTCTTCATATCATCATTATACTTAAAGGAAGTTGTAGCATATGTCTTTGATGCTATATCTATGTGGTGTATGGTACTACCGAAAGCGCCCTCACTTAAACTTATATACTTGGATAGGTTGAGCTCTGATGATACCTTACGGATCTTTCTACGTTCTGATTCATAGTATCCCTTATCACCTAGTGTCACAGTACTGAATGGTTCATGCATATAAGCATTGTCATCAGTATTATATGGGTCTTTATTAAGTAAGTCACCATATGATTGGAAATGAATACGGCCTGTTGCAGTCTGAAAGAAGTAAAATGGTGTAGAGTGTTCATCAAAAGCATTCTCTGTCAACCATTTAATAGCCGCCAATGGACGTAATTTAGGAAAGATACCTCTAATGTTATCCTGAGAGGATGTACTAATGTTCTTATGGCTGCCGGATCCTAGGTGATCCAGCTTAGTAAAGTCCAAGTCACTCGACACGATACGGTCTACTACCTGCCCAATGGTGCCTTTAAATCCCCTATCAATTGTCTTAGTCTGATTGATATAGGCATGTTCTGATACACATCTTAATGTATATACGGCACTACCTGGTTTCGTCCTACTATAGTTAAGTACTTCTGCAATGTATAGTATAAGGGAGAAGCCTTCGTTGTCATTAGTGTCAGGGTTACGGCGTTGTACTTGTAAGCCTATCATCTCATTACCACTTATCTTTAATAGTTCTAATAGGTTAACACCGTCCTGTATTACAAACTCTGCCTGTATAGAACCCATGTATAATGATTCTGTTATAGTATAGGAGTCCAATAGACCTCTTATATCCATGTCCTCACCATCATTGGTTCTTAGAGTGAATACGGTTGTGTTATAAGAGCCTGGGTCGGCCGCCTTATCACCTGATAACCTACTAGTAGAATTAGCCATTGATTAGTGTCTCGAATTTATCTGTGAATTGCCTTATATACTTGGGGTCTATTACTCTCATGTTTGAACGTGCACTATTGGATGCTTCTATATGAGCTCTATTAGTAATAAAGGATAGATCAGAGGTTGGTGTTCCTCCATCTATAAAGATTCCATTGTCTACTGTTCTTTGTTCTATAGTATCCGTTTCTAAGTAGTATTGATATGGAGCATCTGCATACTTGTAGACCTCATAAGAGTTTACATTGTCGCCTGTGGTCTGACCTGTGATAGTTTCTGTGTTATTAGACGATAAAGTAGGGTCTCCGATGAATGTGCCAGTTACGTTTTGGACGATCAATTGATTGAGGTCAATTATTTTCTTTTTTAGTGTCCCAGAAGCACTACTATTTCCCCCTATAATTTTTTCTCCAATTTTGAATCTACCTGCTAGACTATTTTCATGATCTATGATTAATTGATCAGTATTTCTTCTTATAAGAGGGTTAGTAGTGATCGCAAAGCCGTTATACTCTGTCTCTATATGTGTGAATAGGTCAGCACTACTCATTGGCCATGTGGCTAATCCGTCATGGAGGTAATCATTAATAATAAAAAATGTCCAATAGAAGTTTGGGGTACCATATAGTCTTTGGCTTACTATATCAGGGCGTTCTCCATCTTTTATCTCATAGAATTTATACGCGGCTATATTATCTACGAAAGCTTGTAAAGGTCTTACACTTCTATAGATATTTACTACGTTTTGTATTACTCCGTCATTTTTTAAATCATATCCCACCTTAGGGAATTGTCTAAAGTAACTCATTATCCTTTACCTCTAATAGTTTGACCAACCTTACCTGAATCTCCGACAGTATATCCGATATCATTATCAAGAGTGTTATTAATGTCATATAAATCTCCCCTAGTAAGAGGTCGTGTCTCTTGAAAGGTCATGGCAATATCAATTTCTACTGGTTGTCCATCGTCATGAAAGGCATTAGTAGTGGAATTATATGTAGTGGTAAGATTTACAAGATAAGCCGGTAGAATTTTAGGCATAAATTTATTAATAGCTTCTCCATTATAGAAAGATATGTCAAAGGTCGGGGGATATTCTAATGTTCCTGCACCTGCACTCTTTGGATATAAATATTTTCTAAATATGTTCTCTATAACAGAAGCCGTAAGTGATTCTTCTTTACTTTCTGATACAAGTTTAAAGGTAAAGCCAAATGATCGTATAGTAGTGTTAGTAAATGTAGTGGCAGTATAGGGATTTACGGCCAGGCCCTGTTTCATAAGAGTATTTGTCTTAACGCCTTGACCTACACCTCCACCAAATGTACCTACTGCAGTAACACTACCGGCTAAAGCATCAGACTCAGTAACTGTACCACCTGCGGCAAGATTATCTGCAGTCCCTATTACACCTAAATCAACATTACCATACCCTGCGGCATCTGGTACTGAAAATCCTTGGGGTACAAAGAGATGTATGGACTTAGCTTCAGTAACACTGGGTGTATTAATAGTGAATTGTATGTGGGCGTATCCATCTTCAGCATTAGCTCTTAATGATTCTGGAAAACATATAGTGGTATTAGAACCACCGGCATTATTATCTTCGGCCATAATTTTTTTACCTGTATAAATACTAATTTAAGTATAAAGGTATTTATAATGGCCTACAAAGGGAAATACACAATAAAGAATAAAGACAAGTATCTTGGTGATGCCACTAAGGTAGTCTATCGGTCGTTGTGGGAAAGACAAGCTTTTCGATGGTGTGAAAATAACCCAAGAGTAAAGCGATGGAACTCGGAAGAGATTGTTGTGCCTTATAAGTGTAAGACGGATAATAAATTACATCGCTATTATGTCGACCTATTAGTCGAATTGGACAACAAAGAGATACTCCTTATCGAGATCAAACCCAAAAAAGAAACGATGCCGCCCAAGAAACCTACACGTAAGACAAAAAGATATATCAATGAGGTTACCACCTATATAAAAAATACATCTAAATGGACAGCCGCTAATCAATACGCGTCACATAAGGGTTGGAAGTTTCAAATATGGACTGAGGATACTTTAACGAATCTTGGTATCAAACTGATTAAAGGATAGTATAAATAGTTATATGAGTTTATTCGATACAGTTAGTGCAGCAGCTTTTAGGGCCGGAATCCGTAGTAGGAGTCCAGAGTCTGAAGAATGGTTTGCAGATAAAATAAAGGGACTATCAATGCCTTCCCGTACTACTCTATTAAAGGACGATGCCTTGACCAAAAAGTCTAAGGTTCTCCCCGGCGATATGATTATGTACTTCTATGACCCAAAGACTAAAGATGATCTACCATACTATGATAGGTTCCCATTGACTATAGTGGTCGGCCCTGCGCCTGGTGGTTTCTATGGGTTGAATCTACACTATGTGAACCCAGTAGCTAGAGCTCGTTTAGTCAATGAACTATTTAAATTGGCTCCAAAGAATTTAAAGCCTGACAGTAGACTGATGAAGATGCGATATGACCTATTACAGGGTGCCAAAAAGTATAAAGAATACGAACCATGTTTTAAAAGGTACTTGATGCCGCATGTTAAGTCGCAGATGTCGCGTGTACCTATGTCAGACTGGGAGATAGCTATATATTTACCAGTACAACAATTTAAGAAGAAGAACGCAAGAAGTGTTTGGGCTGACTCACGTAAGGTTTATCAGGGGTAACATATGTCTATCGAATCATTAAAAGCTACAATAGGAAAACGTGGTGGCCTAGCTAAGGCTAATAGGTTCCAGATTATATTCACACCCCCAAAAGGTAAGATAAATGGTAGGGGTATTGCAGAAGGTTTAGTCGCCTCTCTCGCATCAGGTGGTGGGATTAAATCTCTGATACCTGACCCACGTGATATATCATACCTCTGTGAGAATGTTACACTGCCAGGCAGACAGATTACTACCATTGATTATATTGCAGAGAAGCAGACAGTCAAAATACCATACACATTCATTAATGAGGACGTTACAGCATCCTTCTTACTGACAAACGATTACTATATGAAGACCTTGTTTGACAATTGGTTAGAGCTTGTACATGATACAGCTACTTACCGTGCCAAATTTAAGAAAGACTTCACGACTGACGTAGTTATACAGCAGTTGAATGAAAAGAATATCCCAG